GAAAACGGTAAGACGAAGTACGAACCAATGATTTAGGTTGACAAACGGCCTATATTATGATATATTGGATACATTATGGTTAAAATAAATGATACAGCACCAAATTTTGTAGCCCACACCTCACAAGGATTGGTAGATTTTTATAGTTATATAGATAATAGTTGGGCAATATTATTTTCACATCCAAAAGCATTTACTCCTGTTTGTACTACAGAATTAGGTACATTACAGAAATTGCTTCCAGCATTTAAAGACAGAAATGTAAAAGTAATAGGATTATCAGTTGACAGTCCAGATAATCATAACGTTTGGTTAAATGATATAAAAGAAACACAAGGTTATTTACCTGAATATCCTTTAATTACAGATACAAATAAAGCAATATCTAAATTATATGATATGATACACGAAAATGCTAGTGATACAATGACTGTTAGAACTGTATTCATTATTGGGCCAGATAAAAAGATTAAACTTAAAATGGATTACCCTGCTAGTGCTGGTAGAAATTTTGATGAGATATTAAGAGTTGTTGATTCTTTACAATTGACACATAACCACAAAGTTGCTACACCAGCTAATTGGAATAAAGGTGAAGATGTTATCATTAGTGCGGCCATTAATGATGAAGAAGCAAAAAAATTATTTCCACAAGGTTGGAAAACACATAAAACATATTTAAGAACATTAAAAGATCCTACACAAGGTGATAATGCCTAAAGAGTTTAAATTTATAAAAGTAGATCCGAAAGTTTTACCTAATACAAAAGGTAAGAATATAGATGGTATCAGATTTTACGAGATAGATGGTAAATCATATCCATCAGTTACTTCTGTATTATCTTTACTTAAAAAAGAATCATTACAAGAATGGCGTAATAATGTTGGTGAATCAGTTGCCAATTGGGAAATGGGTAGAGCCGCTAGACGTGGTAAAGCAATGCACACATTAGTTGAGCAATATTTACAAAATTTAACACCATCAGTTAGAGATGTATTACCATTAGGACTATTTAAACTTATTAGACCTTATGTAGACCAAATAGATAATATAAGAATGTTAGAAACTATTATGTACAGTAAAAAACTAACATTAGCTGGTCAGGTTGATTGTGTTGCTGAATATAATGGTAAACTATCAGTTATAGATTTTAAGTCGGCTAATAAAGAAAGAAAAGAAGATTGGATTGAAAACTACTTTTTACAAACAACGGCCTATTCTATGATGTATGAAGAATTATATGGTGAAAAAGTAGAACAGTTAGTTGTTATATTGGCCTGTGAAGATGGTGTAGCTCAAACATTTATAAAAAATAGAGCAGATTACGAAAAGAAATTATTAGAGTCAATTGATAATTTCTATAAATATTTCAACAATAAACAGAATTTGACGTTGAAGAATAGTTAATAATTAGTAAGACCTGAGGTCGTACCTCAGCTGGTCCACCAATTATGGCCCAAGTAAACTATAGATGTATAAATGGGCCAGAATTTGATTCGATTACTAAGTAAACCTATTTGGAGTTAAATCGCTGATAGCGTACTATCAAATCATAGATGCTAACGAAAGTTATGCTCTTGCTGCCTAGTAATAGGTAACGGCGTTGGCCTACACGTGGCAACAGAAGTGGGCCGTTTAAAGAGGTATGTAAAAATAACATACCTCATATGTTAAAATCACATATAAATAATATTATGATAGAACGATTAAAAGACTTGATATTCAAAAACTACACAGATAAACAGGTAAAAGAAAAGAACGATATTCTATTGAGAAGTAGAAAAGAAGTCGAAATTAATGGTAATGGTACGTCAGGTTACACCATAAAAGAGGGTGAACATAAAGGTACCGTTGTAGGCCATATCACTAGAAGTCCTAAAGTAATATAAACACTTGACAAATCAGTCAAATTAGTATATAGTATAATATATTAACGAAACAAGGAGTAAATAATGTTTACTTATAGAAATATAGCAATTGCTACAGTCGTAGTATTTGTTTTAGTTGTAGGATATTACGTACTTAAACCTAAAAAGGTTGACGTAACACCACAAAAACCAGTTGCAACACAACAAGTTGCTCCAGCAAAAAAACCTGCTGAACCAGCTAAGAAGTAGTTAGTAAAAATTTGGAGGGCAATAAGGCCCTCCAAGTATAAATAGAAGTGCTATTAACACACACACACAAAGGAGAAAACAATGGCAACAACATCAAAAAACGGATATGAAATCCGATCAGACCTATTAGGCTTAGCTAAATCATTAGCGGAGTTTAATTTTCAAGCACAAGTAAAAGAGTACGAATACAACATAAAAAAAGAAGGCGACCAAGTAGTACAAGAGTTTAAAGCTCCTACTTACTCAGCTAACGACATTATAGACGTAGCAAAGCAATTTAATGACTTTGTAACTAATAATGATTATACAAAAACTGTACAAGAAAATATAACTAAAGCACAAGACTTAGCAAAGCCTTATGCTGAAGCATATCAAAATACAGTAAAAGCTTTCTTTCCAAATTTAAAGAACGGCAAGTAATATGTTTCCATATAACCCTTGTGAAAACAAATGGTTATCTGATAGTAAAAAAGGTGGTCAAGTTGATAAGAAATCTGGCCATCTTTTATCAGGTAAATCTTTTATAAATTATTTAAAAGATAAACTTAATATGAATAAGAATATTGACTTTGGTTTTGGTTATACAGAAAAATATGATATATTAATTAGAAAAGACGAAATATAATATGATAAAAACAATTATTGTTACTACTATATTAATACTATTAACATTAGCAATTATAGGTGTTATACGTTCCGATAATACACAATTTACATTGTTAAAAGCATCACCAGAAATTGATCGTAAAGAAAATATAGCATTTAAATTTATGTTAATAATGATAATACTTTTTGTATTATTGTTTATTACTTCCTGGTTCTAAACAATTTACTTGACTTTCTTCATAATATATGATATAATAATATTATGAACTCAAAAGAATTTTCGTTACAAATAGAAAAGATAGTACAAGAGAAAAAAGGTATATCTTATATGGATGCTATATTAAAATATTGTGATGAAAACGATATTGATCCTTCAACAGTAGCGCCTATGCTTACAAAAGCACTAAAAGATAAAATTACAATAGAGGCACAAAATCTAAACTACATTCCAAAGACAGGCCAGTTGCCAGTGTAATATGTATGGAGGATTTGAAGTATTTAAAATATATCTGGCAGTTAAACTACACTTCACAACAGATAGTTATGACTACCATAAATATGAAGGAAAGGTTAATTGTAAATTAGATACCTTTACTAAAAGAAATGATAGATATTTTTTTCACAAACTCAGTACCAGATATAATCAGAATGATATATTGGGTTTTTTTGTTAGTAATTTTTTATCTGATAGTAACAAGTGGGTAGGAAGTTTAGTAAGAAATGATGGACAAGATGTTTTTACAGACTGGAAGAAACGTAATGAATCTTTTGAATACTATTTTAGAAGTGATTGTGTTCATATTTTTAATGATTTCAATGCTAAGCATCTTTCTTTTGATGATGGTTTCAGCGTTTTTGGTGGACAACATCCTAGATTTTTTCAATTGGTTCTATCAAAAAAAATATCCTACGAAAGTGCTGTTGTGTTTAACCAAATTTTATCTTATTGTAAATCTTGGGATAAACAAATTACTGAACAAGTTGTTTGGCCAGTCCACTCCAAAAGGTTAAGAAAGTATGAACCATTCGTTAAATACAATCAAACAGCAAGTAAATTAATATTAAAAGAGATTTTTGTAAAATGAAGTTGCAGATTGAAAGATGGATAGCTGCTGTATTTTTTATGACAAGTGGTATTATACAAGCGTCTGCCATAATAAACTTACAATGGTTCAGTTGGATTATTACTTTAGTTGCTATTATACTCACAATAAGAATTTCATTAAAAGATAAAGACAGAGCAAGAACAACAACACAAGTATTTTTTTTAATATTGTCTGTTATAGCAATATATAATTGGGTACAACATAAATGACCAAAGTTTTTTGTATTGGTAATGGTGAAAGTAGAAAAGATTTTGATTTAAATAAATTAAAACCACACGGTAAAATATACGGTTGTAATGCTCTTTATAGAGATTTTACTCCTGATGTATTAATATCTGTTGATAATGGTATAATGCACGAAATATACGATAGTGGTTATTGTTATAGTAATGAAACTTGGTTTAGAAGTTGGAATAAAAAAAATAGTAAAGAATATGAAAAGAGTTATTTTGGTGATAATATTACACAAGAAGAAATAGATTTAATAAAAAAACATTATACTAATATTACGGAAAATAATAGAGAAGGCAGTAAATATTTTGTGGCACACGGACAATGTTTAAAAAATAAATTATCAATTATAAAAAGATATATTGATAAACCTGAATCACACACTCAAATGAATTATGAATTAAATACTCTAGGTTTACATATCAGCTGGTTGAAAGATGATAAAGCACACGATTTAAATGAAATATTTCCTAACAGAAAAGAATTTGGTTGGTCAGCAGGAGCTACTTCAGGTTATATAGCAATAAAACAAAATAATCCTAAAGAAGTTTATTTAATAGGACACGATTTTACAAGTAATACTCCTAAGGTTAATAATATGTATAAAGATACTAAATGGTATGCTAAAAGTATAAAAGGTAGAACTCCTGGAATTAATTGGAAAAATCAATGGGTCAGATTATTTAGATTATTTCCTGATATAACTTTTTATAAAGTAAACAATAGTTTAGAAGAAATAAATAATGTTAACAAAAAAATTAAAGAATGGAAAGATATGCCTAATTTAATTTACACTACATATGAACAAAGCTTTTCTAATTGGTAATGGTGAAAGTCGTAAAGACTTTAATTTAGACCTATTAAAACCTCACGGTAAAATATATGGTTGTAATGCTATCTATAGACAATATACACCAGATGTATTAGTATCCGTTGACCACGGTATAATGCACGAGATATATCAAAGTGGTTATTGTTACAAGAACGAAACTTGGTTTAGAGATTGGACTACAGTACCAGATCATATGTACGATAGTATGGTATATGCTGGCCTTACTAAAATTGACATAGAAGAATTAAATAAATGGCATATCAAAAACGAAAATAAAAGAACAGACGAAAAAGAATTTGTAATGCACGGTGCCAATCTATCTGGCCTAGTTACAATACTAAAACAAAATAAAGATAAATTTCAAAGAAGAATTAGCCAAAACGTATTGTGTGTTAGTTGGGTACGTGATGATGATAAGACAAATAATTTAATGGATATTATGCCTAACAATAGAGACCTTGGATGGGCAGCAGGTCCCACATCAGGTTATATTGCTGTTAAAAAAGATAGTCCTACCGAAGTATATCTATTAGGACACGATTTAAACAGTACCACAGGTAAGGTAAACAATTTATATAAAGGCACAAAGTATTATGTTGTACCAGAACACGGTCCAACACCTAGTGTTAATTGGGTAACACAATGGAAACAATTATTTACACAAAACCCACATATAAACTTCTATAAAGTAAATACCAATATGAAAGGTGAAGATAGAGTTAATACCAAAATATATGAGTGGAACGAAATAAAAAACATACATTATATAACATACGAAAATTTGCTTGACAAACATCTAAAATAGTGTTATAGTAAAAGGATGTATAAATATAATGGTACGATTATACAGTACATATACAAATACAAAAATACAAATACAATGGAGAAAATACAATGGACTTTAATACATTAAAAACTAGTCATTCTAACTTTGATAAACTTACCAAAGCATTAGAAGCTAACCTCAATCCTGAGGATATTAATAAACAATCAAAAGACAAATACGCTGACGACAGAATATGGAAACCTGAACTAGATAAAACTGGTAGTGGTTATGCCGTACTTCGTTTTCTACCAGCATCCGAAAAAGAGGAAATGCCGTGGGTAAGAGTTTGGTCTCACGCCTTCCAAGATAAAGGTGGTTGGTATATTGAGAACTCATTAACAACTTTAAATCAAAAAGATCCTGTTAGTGAAGAAAATACTAGACTATGGAATTCAGGTGTTGAATCTGATAAAGAGATAGCAAGAAAAAGAAAAAGAAAATTATCTTACTTCTCTAACATATTAGTTGTAAGTGACCCTGCTCATCCAGAAAATGAAGGTAAAACATTCATATTCAAATATGGTAAAAAAATATTTGATAAGATTACAGAAGCAATGCAACCAGCATTTGAAGATGAGAAAGCTATTAACCCTTTTGATTTTTGGAAAGGTGCAAACTTTAAACTAAAAATTAGAAAGGTAGATGGTTATTGGAACTATGATAAATCTGAATTTGAGCCTGTTACTCAAATTGCCGATAGTGATGATAAGATCAAAGCTATTTGGGCAAAACAATACGCTCTAACGCCTTTCTTGGCCCCTAGTAATTTTAAGACCTATGATGAACTCAAAGAGAAACTGAATAGGGTAATTACGGGAACTAGAAGTACTGGCACTGTTGAGAACGCTGAACTCCCTCCAGCTAAATCAAACGGTACAGTAAAAAGTAATGGTAAAACTACTTCAGCTGCTAGTGATGATGACGATACGTTATCTTACTTTAGTAAATTGGCAGATGACGAGTAGAATCTCTCTCTACTAATACTTTGATGGTGGCCAGAAATGGCCACCACATTTAAACATTAATTATATTAAAAGTCTTATCCGGATTATTAACATCAACTGTTACTGTAGTTGATTGATTTGTTTGATTAACTATATTTTGAGGAGCGTTAGTATAAACAAAAGGTGCCTTTTTACTATCTGATCCAATACTAGTATTTAAATTTGATAAATCTGAAACTTTAGGTAATGTTCCTTCTCTACTACTCTTAATTAAAGATTCCTGAAATTGATTTTTTTCCATCATAGGTTTAATTTTTTCATCTTCATTAACTAGGTTTGATTTTTTTTCTTCGTCAATAACGTTTAATTTCTCAATTAATTCTGATCTTTTATCTATTAATTTTCTTCTACCATATGCTAAAGCACCACCAGCAGCAGCAGCAGCTCCAATGCCTAAAACTGCAGGGCTTGCTAAAAGTCCAGCAGCACCTCTCAATAAACCACCACTCATTCTACCTAATGCTGGTATTAATTCTTTTGTAATCTTAGTTTTTAATGGATCAAAAGCAGTAGTAAATAAATCTTTCATTTTATCAGATACTACACTGCCTATTTTCTTAACTGATGTATTTAATGGACCTAATACTTTACCTGGTATTCCTAATAAACTTTCATTTATCATTTCAATTGATTGTTTTAGCTGTGTTGTTGGTAATCCTTGATATATACCACCCATTACATTTCTAATAGCTGATGGTCCAGTTTCTCCTCTAATAAAAGCACCTGTACCTCTAGCAAATCTTCCAAGTTTTGTTCCTTCTTTTCTTTCAACACTTAATGATTCAGCTCTATTTGTTAATGAAGATTCGCCAGATTGAATATATCTTCTACCTACTCTTATTTTATCTTTCTCTTCCGTTGTCAATGATTGTTTTTTTAATAAATCCTTTTCTTCTCTTATTATTCTTTCTTTTCTTTCAATAAATTTCTTTTCATCTTCTCTTAATACTTTTTCTTCAATTCTTTGTTCCTTTTTAGTAAGTATTTCTAATTTTTGATATTGTTCATTAACTTTAGTAATAACACCTTGTTCTTTTAATCTAACCTGTTCTTTTTTTAATAAATCTATCCTATCATTTTTAAGTGATTGTTCTTGTTCTAATTGTAATTGTTTTTTGTCATAGAAATCTTTTAATTTGTCAAAGTTTTCGCCAATTGCTTTACTATATTTACTTAAATCTAATCCTAATTTATCTACAAATTTTTGCAATCTTCTATAGGCTTCATCTCTATCTTTTTCCTCACCCATAGTAAACAATTTTGTGATTGATATTAATTCATTTTGAATTTCTGGTGATATAACATTAGCAAAAGCCGACATTTCTTTTTTAATCGACAATTCTAAACTTTGACCTAATTCATCAAATAAATGATTTAAAAAAGAAATAGGTACATCTTCTCCTCTTTTTTTAGCAAGATCTTTTACTATTTGTAAAAATTCACCTTCTTCATCACTTTTTTTTAAAAAAGGATCTAAATTACTTGTTGGTTCATCTCCAATAAGATTTTCTTCTGACGAACCCATACCCATAGCACCTGGCCCTAACGCTCTCATCAAACCTTGAGGATCTTTTGGGTCTTTAATAATGGCCATCTTAACCTATTTGTTCTTCTCTTTTAGCTTCTAATTTTTTAGTTTCAATCTTTTCTTGTGTTCTACCGTAAGCAGATATGCCTAATACAGCACCCATACAAATATGAAAGAATCCAGCACCTTGTAACGTTAATGGATTCCATTGTGTAAACACTATTTGTTTTAAATATGTTGCTTGTGCTAAATTCCATAGAATTGGAAATATAACAAAATCAAAAGCACAAACGGCCAGATATAACCAACCCATAGCAGGACGCCATTTAGTATTAAAACTTGTTTCTTTATTCTCTACGCTCATTGTTTCTCCCTTGCTTTTCTATCGTTTTCTTCTTTTATATAATTAATTAACATTTGAACGTAAATATCACGCTCCCAAGGTATCATACTTTCAATCTCAGTTAATGAATATTTATGATGTTGAACTAATGCAAAATTAGTTTCGTATATGGCCTCTAGGCTATTATGGGAGAGGCTTATCCGAAAAAATCTGCTAATCCTGTAAATGTAACGTTACTTTTTACATTGGTTTTAGGATTAATAACTTCAACAACCGATTTCAGTCTAGGCATTGTATCAAAGAATTTTTTAATTTTAGAAAAACTATCTTGTGGTAAATTTTCTAAAAACTCTTTTATTTCTTCTTTAGTAAAATCCTTTGATGAATATATTTTGTCGCCTTGAAAAACGTGGTCAATACAATTTATTAAAACATTAAACATTGTTTCAATAGTAGCATTCTCCATATTTTCACCCAATTTATAAACATTCAATGTAGGATAAGTTAATACTAAACCTAAATTTTTATCTTGATCTATTAATATTTTGTTTGTATGTTCATCATCAACGTGAACTTCAACTTTGGTCATATCAACTTCAACCTCAGTATAGGTTACGCCGTCATCAGGACATATAACTTTAAATTTTGCAACTTCACCTACTGATTTAGCTCTTATATTTAAAAATATATATTCTATATCAAATAGAGGTGTTGTATCTGTATTAATGCCATCAAAGGTACAAGATTTAATTATCTCTTTAATAGCGGTTATCATTTCATTATTGTCTTTAGACTCTAATGCCATAAAAAGTATTTTTTCTTCTTTTACAAGAAAAGGTCTATACTTTATTTTTTTGTCTGTAGATGGTAATGTCAACTCATATGTTGGCACTTCAACTTTAGGTAACATAATTTACTCCTTTTATATTATAATAATTATACACCGAATGGAGGGAAATTGCCAAAAGGAGGAAACACTCTTCCACCTGTAACTCCGCCAATAGGTATTCTTCTTTTTAGTCCTTCTAGTACTTGTGTACCAGCTCTTCTTAATTCTGGTGGTAGTTTATTTATTAATGAACCAAAAGCACCATATTTACTCTTAACTGTAACATCATTAAAGTTTGCTTGACCCAATTGAATATTGCCTGATCGATCAAGGAAATAATTAATCCAATATCTAAATTCAAAAGTTACTGAAAAAGTTTGAACTTCATTACCGTCAGCTGCATAATCTACTGTACTAATAATTTTTGGATAACAATCAAATAGTTTTACAGCATACGTCATATCATCTCTTTCATTTTTGCTTTCAAAACTACCTAATTGGAATATATTAATATCAGATACATAATTGTCATAAAAATTATAATTGTTTGAAACTTGGCTAAATGCTGATTGTTGCCACAATTCAAAGTATGATCTTTCTCTCATAAATTTATCTGTATAAAATGATGCTGTAATTGGAGCTGATTTATAATCATAAGCAAATTTACGAGCAGGACCGTGGTGTTTAATTTCTTTCATCTGTACATCTCTATCAGGCATACTAATAGATTTACAAAATGCTTGAACTCTACGAGCATTGGCCATTTGAACAGCATTTAATTCATTATTACTTCTAAATGAAGCAATTGATTCTTGACTAGCATTACTAATACCAACTTGACCTGTATCATCAATGCCTGTTAAATCTAATCCACCTGGTTTTGGTAAATAAAATTCTACATAGTATCTAGCCTTACGAGCAAATCCTTCTGCTTCATTAACCATTGATTGATAGCGACCCATAGTACTTTCAGGATTGCCACCTGGTTTCTGTCTAAACCTTGGATCGTTTTCTACATCATCTAACGATCTATCTCTAGGAATACCTATTCTAATATCTTGACCAAATATTCTTGTGCCGCCTCTTAATATTGCCATTAGGTTAAACTCCTTGATGCTGAATAAACACCAGCAGCAGAACGTTTTTGAAATTGTTGAACAGGTAAATAAACAGCTATAGCAGCTTGTGATAAATCTATTTTAAGAAAACTTGATCTTACGTGCTTATACAAATACTTTTTAATAGTTGGTTTAACAAGTGGTATATTTTTAACCCTTGACCAACTAACATCAAATCTTGTTGTTGAATCCATTTTATTATTTGTAGCCCATCTTTGCATTTGCTCTAGTAATCTAAATCTTAATTGTGGTGGCAAATAGTGAAAGTTTAATCCACTAAAACCTCCTGGTATTGCCTCTAAAGGTAATACTAATGGAAAAGTATCATAATAAGGTAAAGTCTTTTTATATTTTGGATCATAAAAAAACAAATTTAATAAACCTACATTAAGTCGGCCTGTTAATTGGCCTTGTCTCATCAATTTACCAGCTGTTATTCTATCTGCTACCGAAGCAACAGCATTACGATACCAACTTGCTGATTTTTTTGTGTCCCCTTGTTTACTAACTAGGTTATCTAATATACTTGCCATTTAATATATTTATGTTAGTTATAGACACCTATGTCTTTTTCAGTAAAGATTTTAAACTCTAAATCGTTACCCTCACAATAGGTTTTGGCTGCTGTCCACTTGGCCTGATTTTTAAGATATTCTAACTGTTCACGTATAAAGTACTTGCTTTGTTTCTTAGGGGCTTTTGGTGGGAAACATTGTTTATATGGTTTAATCTCAACCATATATTTTTTACCTGTTTTTAACTTAAAGATAAAGTCTGGAAAATATCTATGAATACGATAATCTATTGGTGAACGATAAACTATAGGCACTTCTTCACTTGCCCAAAATTCTATAGCATCATTTTTATCCAAATAAACCATCATACGTCTTTCCAATAGTGAACGATATACTATTCTATTAGGGTCACCAATGTATTTTTTGGGGTGTGTAGGTTTGTATATTCCTTTATAACTTGCTCTCATATCACATATAAATATTACTATTAATCATATAAGGTATTTATCGTGTTCGAAAAGATAGCAAATATATTCTCACAAAATGTAGGTAATTTGGCAAGTGGTGTTTTTAATAATCAGGCAACAAATGCTGCCGCCGCTAAAATATTAAACAAGTCTCCATTAGAAATAACTAATACTCCTACAGCTGCGTTATCAAATAATCCATATGATTATGGTACTGTTTATTATCCTTCAGAAATTGCTAATTTAGGAACTGGCCACTATATGATCTTTGATATAGTAATGCACCAAGATTCTAAATTCAAAAATAAAACATTTAGTAATAATTCATTAGTAAATAGATCCGGAACTGGTTATGAAGGGATTGATGATGTTGGTCAAGTAGGAGAAAATTATTCAACAAGTGGTAAAAGAGTAGAAGATATTAAAAATAAAAATTTAGAAAAAAGATTAGTAAAAGTAGATACGGGTATACAAAAACAAAATAATACACATAATCACATTTCAGATTCAATTATTCTTTATACACCACCACAAGTTAAAACATCATATAAAGTAAATTACAAAAATGCTGAAACAGGTTTTGCTGGGTTTTTAGGTCAATCTGAAGGAGCTATTGATGCTTTAGTAAGAACAGGTAAACTAGGTGCTTATGCTGTTGAAGCTGCCATAGTTGCTGGTTTAAGTGCCGTGCCTGGAGTAGGTGATATAAAAGCTGTTACAGAAAAATTTAGAGGGGCAGTACAAAATCCTAATTTTGAAATGGTATTTGAAAGTGTACCATTTAGAGATTTTAGTTATACTTATGAATTTGCTCCTAAAAATCAAAAAGAAGTTGATGCTGTACAGAAGATAATACAATTATTTAAATTTCATATGCAACCTGAGCAAGCTCAAGGTACAACATTAAATATTATGGGTGGTTCATCTAATTTCTTAATTGTGCCATCAGAATTTCAAATCACATATATGTATTTGGATAATATCAATTCATATATTCCTAGAATTAGCCGTTGTGTATTAACTAGTTTAGAAGTTGACCAATCTCCTGAAGGAGTATTTACAACATTCGGTGCTGATGAAAAGGGTGCCTTTCCAACATTAACTAAAATGACAATGACATTTACTGAAACAGAAATTATGACTAAGAAAAGAATTACAGAAGGATTTTAATTATGGCATATTTTTCAGCTTTCCCAAAAGGTTTATATGATTTAAAAAAGGATGGCAATCCAAAACTAGTTGTTGATTTAATGAGGAGAGTAAAAATTAGATCAAGTATAGTTAATGAAACAAGTTTATACGATTTGTATGATGTAATAGAAGGAGATAGTCCAGAAAGTTTAGCATTTAAGATATATGGAGATTCAGAACTTCATTGGATTATTTTATTAACTAATAATATTACAGATAGATATTATCAATGGCCATTAAATTCAAACGATTACGAAAATTACTTAAAAGACAAATATACAAATCCAGATGCCGTTCATCATTACGAAATTACACAATCAAGTGGATCTACTTCAGGATTTGGGCCTGATGATTATTCTCATATCATAGAAGTTAATAGTGATACTCCATTGGCAGTATCAGTATCTAATAGAGAATATGAAGATAGAATACAAGATAAAATAAGACAAATAAAAATATTAAATCCAGCATACGTTGGATTATTCATAGATGAATTTAAAAAGTTAATAACAAGAGATTAATATGTATAGTTATTTAAGTGGTGATGTATTATCCAGAGCAGGTAACTTTTCTTTAAATTCAGTTAATCTAGTATCTTATCAAGGCGTTGATGGCACAAGTCAACCTTACAAATTATCCATTACAACATTAGTAACCGAAATAAACATTTACGAAAGTATTTTCAATAAAACTCTTTCAGGTAATATTGTAGTTACAGATGCTACAAACATTATTGCCACATTACCTTTGACAGGATTAGAAAGAGTAGAATTTAAATTAAACACGCCGGGAATTAATAGGTCTTTTGATTTCACAGAAGAAACAGGCCACCCAATGTTTATATACAAATTAGATAAGAGACAAGGTGTAACACCTAGAACACAGGTTTATGTATTGCATTTTTGTAGTAAAGAATTAATATTAAACGAACAAACAAAAGTATCGAGAGCCTATACAGGTTTACAATCTGATATGGTAGTTGATATGATTAGAAATTCAGATTACTTAGACTCTAAAAAGGATATTTACGTAGAAGAAACTTTAGGCAATCACAAATATGTTATGCCTAGAATTGATCCTTTTGGTGGTTCTGATATTCTAAGAAAACAATCCAGAAGTAAAAGATTTTATAATGCCGGATATCATTTATATGAAACATCATTAGGTTTTAATTATAGATCAATTGAAAGTATGTTGGCCATTACCGATAATATAGCTAGACCTTCGGTTGCTAAATTTTCACCAGGCCCATCTAACGTAAGAGAAGGTGGAAACTATGATGTATTAAAAGAAATGACCGTTGTATCTAATTACTCTATAAAGACTCAATTTGACACATTAAAGAATTTAAGAAATGGTGTATATTCTAGTAAACTATTAGCACACGATTCATTTAATAAAACTATTAAAGAACACAATTACGATTACCATACCGAATTTGCCAAGTCTCATCATACAGAACACGGCCCAAATGGTGAAAAATCAGATATGAAATTCTTAACGCCACTATCTAAAATATACAAAGACAAGTTTATTTCAGATACGCCTGAAAGTACTATTTACCTTTATTCAAATACTTCTAATTTGCATTCATTAGAAAGACCACCAGTAGAAGATTACGTTCAAAAAAGATTATCACAACATTTAGGTTTTGAAACATATAACTTAGAGATGACAGTGCCAGGATTTACAGGCCTATCGGCAGGAGATGTCATTACCTTTATAGCGCCACGTTATGCTTCATACGATCCTAAAGATCCATTGGATAGAGATCCTTATGCTTCAGGTCGTTACCTAGTATCAACAGTAAGACACGTCATATCTCAAATTGCTAACAAGCACACAATGCACCTACAGTGTTTAAAAGACAGTGTTAATATTCCTTACGTTGCCGAGACCTTAGATACATTTACAGATAGAGAAAAATCCGATAATGGCGTAATAGATCAATATACCTTAGATGATAGATTATTAAATGGTCTAAACTCTGGTAATGAATTGTTTAAATAGTGAATCTATGAGAAATGCTCCGAGACCGCCGCTCCGACGGCTATGTATGGATAATACACCAATGGCCTATTTACCACAACCGAGTGAAAGCTCCCATAAATATAGAAACAACCTAAGATAATGAAAGGTCATATGTATAAACGAATTAAAGAAATTTTAAGAAAACTTACAGGCAAACTCTCATTTAAAGTATGTAAGTGTAAAAAATAAAGGATATGAAAGGTGGCCACTATGTATAGTAGAGTAATTGAGCGATTAAAGAAACTTAGAGATAAAGTCAGCGTAGCGTACATATTAAACAGTCAGTTTTGGTTATACGCCAGTATACTCGTGTTTTTATGCTGGTATACATATATGGAAAGGCCGGCGTAGAGGCCATTTAAATGGTGTTTTATGACGTATGTTGTTGTGTTATTATCAAACGAGCTAACGAGAAAAATTTATGAATAACGAGAACTTTTTAGGCCTTAATGGATTTATCTGGTTTCTAGGTGTTGTAGAGAACAGGCAAGACCCACTAAAAGCAGGCCGTCTCAAAGTAAGAATACTGGGGCATAATACAGAAAGCAAAACAATATTACCTACGGATGATTTGCCGTGGGCCAGTGTTATGTTACCGGTTACTTCTTCAGGTGTTTCTGGAGTGGGCCAGTCGGCCGTCGGACTGCTCGAAGGAAGTTGGGTGTTTGGTTATTATAAAGATGGCCATTACAGACAAGAGCCTATCATAATGGGTAGTTTACCTGGAAGGCCTGCCGAGTTAGCGGACAATAGAAAAGGATTTAATGATCCTTATGGAATTTATCCGAAATATATTAATGAGCCAGATGTAAATAGACTGGCCGTTAATTTAAAGGACACTGGTGGCCAGGAGGCCAATTCACATTTAAGTTTAACATTAAGACGAGATACAAGAATTACAGGTATAGCAACGGCCGACTTCAACACAATGGACAACGCCGATGGTTCAACAGCGGCCGCTTCAGATGGTACAATATGGAATCAACCTGAAATACCTTATAACGCAACCTATCCTTACAATCACGTATACGAAACCGAATCAGGCCACATAAGAGAGTATGATGATACACCAGGATTTGAAAGAATACACGAGCGCCATAGATCAGGCACTTCATACGAAATATCGGCCAATGGTACAAAAACAAATATAATCAAAGGTGACCATTACACATTAACCACAGGTGATACAAAGGTTTATATACAAGGCGACTCCGATACCACAATCAATGGCCGACATAAGTTATTCATAAACAAGGATGGCCAGGCTAATAACCATTACGATATTCAGGTAGGGCCAGGGGCCAACGTAAACATTCACGTAGACAATGGAGATTTAAATTTACACAGTACCAATGGCCGTATTAATATGAACGCTGGCGGTGATTATAACCTCAAAGTAGGTGGCAATATGACTGTAAGAGTGGCCGGCGAGTTTAATCAAATTGTTGAAGGTGGTTCTATTCATAACACATCAGGCACAGTGGTCATCACAGGTAATACGATTGATCTTAACCCTTAGATTGTGAATAGCGAAGGCCAGCAGTGGCTGGAAAGCTTTTGTAATCTATAAAGTGATATAATGGTGTATCACAACTAAGACAGGCCGATATTCTCATACTGGCCTATATGATATTCCTATAGGAAACCTGGAGGATATTTTTATGTTGTCCAGGTTCGTAAATATATCTCACTTAAATAGCGTCAAAAAATTTCCTGGTGGCTTGACACTGTTCCAGGTTTGATATATAATGGTAGCAATGAATTTTCAAAAGGACAAATGCACAGATTTGGTAATGGTACTCATCGTGGTTTTCTTTATATTGTTATTTGTTATATTACTGTAGAGAATATATGATACAATGGAATAAAAAAGCAATATGGTCTGATATACTATGGATTGGTGGTACTTCTATGATTACATATCTATTTTGTTTATATGCTGGATATATTTAAAGTATGAAGCAAAGCACTAAATTAATGATTATACAATATTTGGTTTTAATTGCATTTACTATACTGGCCTTTACATTGATGGCATTGGTATTATGAAAACTGTAATATACACAAGTGAAGAAACAGTTTCTTGTGATGGTTATGACGAAGTGCAACAAGAGGCCACTCATCCATTAGTTTACTATACATTAAAGGAATATAAGGACGGTGAAACTAAAGCCGTTTGTTTCTATTGTGGTAAATTATATCTTTATAAGGACGGTTTGGACAATCACAATAGAATTAATATACAAAGTTTAGAATCTAACGATATATTGGAGTAAAGTGTTAAGACAATACATTTATATTACGTTGTTAATAGTATTGGTGTTTTTTATGTTAGGTTGTTCTAATGTAAGAATGGCCTGCACTATGAATGAAAGTAAGTATATAGATAAAAAAGACGCTAGAGAAAACACACCTACTGTGTCTGATAAAGCAAAAGATTGTGTTAATAATCCAAGTTTGATTATATTTAAAGAGTTCTAAGGATTGTTTGGCGACATTGGTACGTCAAATATAAAAGCAATTCTCTCTACATCACCTATATTCTCAGCCATATGGTTTTTCTTATTGTTAAACCAGAAGAATGTGCCTGGTTCTATAATGACTTCTTCTTTTGTAAATTCTAAATCGCCATCGTCCCAAACACTATAACGATACGTACCTGTTATACTTAAATGATAACGGTCTTTTGTGAGGTAATACTTTCCTTGATCTATATGTTTGCCTGTGATTTCACCAACAGGTGTTTTAAGAAAAGCACAACGGCCTACTTTTAATTTTTGTTCTGCCAGGAATCGTTGGATCTCGGTGTGTCTTGTAGTGGCTTCAGTTGGTACACAAATTTCTGTATCACCAATAAATTCAC